GAAAAGATTAACGCTCCTGATCGGGTCGAGGCCTTTCACAAGATTGGTAGTTATCAGACAGCTAACATACCTGACGACATAGAGACTCTGATTATCCCGTGTGGCTCCTGTAATTCGGTTGTCAGCATATTGTATGGCATAGCTATGAATCCTCCACGCTCGCTCAAACACATACTTTTGATGGGCATTGGCAACAACGGCTCGTACAATCTCAAGTACATCCCGACACGGCTCAAGATTATTTCATCAGTCATTGGCAAGGACCTCAACAAGGCCTTTCAGTACACAATGTTTGGAGACAAAAACACGGGCATACAGCTCCACCACTTTGACATAAACGGGTCAGGATATTGCACGTACGGGGACTGGCTACCGTATGACTTGGACGGCATAGAATTGCATCCGAGGTATGAGGGCAAAGTCAGAAATTACATAGCAGATTACCCACAAAAGTTCGGCAGGTTTTGGAATGAAAAGACGCTGTTTTGGGTGGTTGGAAATGAACCTCGGTACGTTTTGTAGAAATGCACGAGAAGCTAATTTTAATGCGTTTTAAGAGAGTTTCTATGCTGGAGGATATATTGCCATTAAAACTTTGAGAAGTGAGAAACCCTACGAGAAAAGTTGACGAAAAATGACAACACAAGAAACACAACAAATTGGTAGATTTTGTGAGATAAATCGCCTGTCAGAGGTATCAGACTTGGAGCTCGGAATGGACTTTCGCAGGCCTGAATTTAGGCGTGAGGTTTTCTTACGTTTTTATGAATTTCATTTAAAGTTTCGTGGCCACGCTGGTGCTGTATATTACGCATTCCCACACATTTTTGATGAGCTAAATTTAAGCCGTGAGGAAAGACTTTGGTTTGTATTTTTGAACGGAATCACGCAGAATGTATTGACGACATATTTGATTTTTTTGCAAGCTCCCGAGCCCTCAGCCGTTAAGAATATCAGCACCTGGTATCGTCAGAATTACAATCGCTTCGGCTGGGACACAGACAGGAGGTATGTTAAGAATCAGTTTGAAGACGTAGTACAATCGTACATAGATTTGCTCGGGGGTAGGAGTCAGGAGGAGATGTTTGATGAGCTATACACAGGAGACGAGCACGAAAACTTCAGCAACGTATGGGACTATGTGATTAACAACTTTCGCTCGTTTGGTCGCTTGGCTACATTCAGCTATACTGAGTACCTCAAGATTGCTGGCGAGCCCTTAGATTGTCCTACATTATTCCTGGACGACATATCGGGCTCCAGGTCGCATCGTAATGGTATATGCAAGGTCGTAGGCCGTGATGATTTAGATTGGTGGAAGACACCCGTTACATATCAGCCTGACACGATAAGCTGGCTCAAGCAGGAGGGAGCATCACTTTTGCAGGAGGCCCAGGCAAGATTTCCACATAAAGACATTGGCTACTTTACATTAGAGACTACACTATGCTGCTATAAGTCCTGGCACAGGCCTAACAGACGTTATCCCAACGTATATAACGATATGTTCTACGAACGCATAAAGCACGCTGAAAACGCCTGGCGTAGCCGTAAGAAGTTTAGAGTATTTTGGGAGAGCCGTGAGCAGTACCTCCCTGAGTATTTACGCCTGGAGTCGATGCCCTCTGACCCTGGCTTCAACAAGCTCAAGCAGAATCACTATCGCCAGACAGGACAAGTCATTATGATGGACAGAGAGTGGGATTGCTTTAGAAACGATTTNAACGATTATATAAACCTGAGATGAAACCGATATTAGTTATAGGAGAGTGTGGGGTCGGCAAGACATACGTTATGAGCTGCCTGGCCAAGGAGTGCCACAGGCGTGGTAAGATAGGCCTGTTCAGATTTCACTTCAACGACAAGATAGTTATTCCTGGGGTTTTCGACGGCTCGATGTTTCAAGGGTCCGACAAGCTCAGTATGGCCGTNACAAGGGACCTGGACAAGTTTACACAATGGTCTAAAGACAAAATCGTTATATATGAAGGAGATAGATTTACTAACTCTAAGATACTAAGTCTAAAGCCATTCGTTATAAAGATAGCTGGAGACGGAGCCGAGGGCCGTANGAAGAGAGGTTCTAAGCAGTCTGAGAGGCATCTTAAGTCGATTGCTACCCGTGTGGCTAACATAGACGCAGATATCGTAGCTGAGGACTCCGTAGAAGCTCTAGTAATAATTCGTAAGATGATAATATGACAAAAAGTGACACCCTAAAAAAGAATATGCTCGAGGCCTTAGAGAAGACCCTTTGCATAGTTACCTCTGCTTGTAAAATGGTAGGCATAAGCCGTAACACCCATTATCGCTGGGTACAAGAAGACCCCGAATATGCTCAGGCCGTAGACGACCTGGAGAACGTAATACTTGATTTTGCTGAGTCCCAGCTCCACGTGCAGATAAAGGAGGGCTCCGTGCCAGCCACTATATTTCTGCTCAAGACCCGTGGTAAGAAGCGTGGCTATGTAGAGCGTCAAGAGATTACAGGNGCCGAGGGNGAGCCGACAACATTCGAGGTCAACATTATTCGTAATGCTGAAAAAGAGGATTGATACAAACGTAGTCTACGACCACCTCCTGGAGAGTGATAAGAAGATTATCGTAGAACAGGGGGGTACACGTTCAGGCAAGACCTACAACATACTCCTTTGGATTATATTCCACTATTGCCTTAAGCATAAGGACAAGACGATTACGATATGCCGTAAGACATTCCCCTCCACCCGTGCTACGGTGATGCGTGATTTCATAGACATACTGCGTGGCAAGGGCCTGTATAACGAGGCACAGCACAACAAGAGTTCTAACGAGTATAAGCTGTTCGGTAACCTAGTTGAATTTATATCCCTTGACCAGCCTCAAAAGGTGAGAGGGCGTAAGAGGGACCTGTTATTCATTAACGAGGCCAACGAGCTTTTTTGGGAGGATTGGCAGCAGCTCATATTTCGTACTGAGGACCGAATCATCCTGGACTACAACCCCTCTGACGAGTTCCATTGGATATACGACAAGGTCATCACAAGGCCTGACGCTGCATTTTACAAGACTACATACTTAGACAATCCATTCCTGGGGGACAATATTCGTGTTGAGATAGAACGCCTCAAGGAAACTGACGAGCAGTATTGGCAGATATACGGGCTTGGAGAACGGGGTGCAAGCAGGTCGACTATATTCAAGTATCAAGAGTGCACAAGAGTCCCTGAGGAGGCCTCATTCCTGGCTTATGGTATGGACTATGGCTACTCNAACGACCCTACGGCCCTGGTCGGTGTATGGCAACAAGACACAAACCTGTATGTACAAGAGTTCCTATACAGCACGCATATGACAGCCCGTGATATAAGTAATAAGCTGGACGAGCTGCGAGTGGGTCGCAATATGATATANGCTGACTCNGCTGAGCCCAGGCTAAACGACGAGCTCAGACGTATGGGTCATAANGTACGGCCCTCTGTCAAGGGTCGGGATAGTATAAATGCTGGTATTGATCTGCTCAAGCGATATCGCATAAACCTGGTGCACGATTCTGACAACCTCATACGGGAGTTTCGCTCGTACAAGTGGAAGGAGGATAAGTCAGGCAAGCTCACTAACATTCCTGANGACGCTAACAATCACACAATCGACGGCCTCCGTTATGCAACATACAGCATACTGAGTCGGCCTAACTTTGGCAAGTACGCATTGAAGTAGCCGTAACCTATTATTTGGTGGTTTGAAAAATATGTTTTAACTTCGTGCCGTTAATCTTTAATTCAATATTATGACAAAATCTGAAATTACTAATCGACAGAAGATACAGGCTAAGCTCCTGGATATGTTTCACGAGACAGAGGCTTTGATGAGCGAGCTGTCTGATCTGCGTTTTCAACACGGCAGAATGTTCAATGCGAAATACTCTGATGTGAATTTCCACCTTATTGATATGCAGAGAGCATTGTTAGACTGTTTAAATGAAGAGGCAAATGGCTGATTACGCATTATACAGAGACGTTATCGAACTATGCGAATATTTAGACATAGAGGATAAAGATTTCAAGCAGCAAGTCTACGATAACATAACAGATGGTCTGACTGATTTCGAATTACATACAGGTGCTGAATCCTGGCGTTTTATTAATGAAGACGAAATAGATGACATTGCCAAAGATGAGATACAAGAACTNGTTAAGGATACTTATCTTTATGATTTTGACTTTGATAAGTTGTGGTGGATAGAAATAGACTGGGAANAGACAGCTGAAAACGTCATATCAGCAGACGGGTATGGCCATCACTTCGCAACATATGACGGCAATGAATATGAATGGGAGTTCATATCTGAAATGGTAAAAGAAAATTATTATATATTTAGAACTGATTAATTATGAAAGAACATCATTATTACATTACAACAATACATACACATTACAATAATGACGGAGAAGTTACTATTGGTCTTTCAGCCTGTGATGGTGACGAGATTACACTTACTTTTCCTGGCTCGGTCCTTTACGAGGACTTGAGTTATATTATGCACAACGCTATAGTTGCTAAACACGACTCTGATTTAGAGGTTAACGACAGGACTAGGAGCGCAGTCAAACACCTGACTTCGTTCCTACCNCCTGGCAAACGTGGAAGGAAGCCAAAGAAGTAATTTAAGAGCTTTTAACAGCGTTATAGAATAGGTCCTAACATTGGGCCTATTTTTTTTTGCCCGTGTTCTAAAATAGCCATTTCTGTACGTTATATATCAAACAACAAGCCGTATGGATATTAAAGTTCAAGTCCCGAATCAGCTTAACGAGATTACCCTGGCTCAGTATCGTAAGTATTTAGAGGTCGCCAATACTAACGCAGACGACCCTAANGCAGATACCTTTGTGAGTATGAAGATGCTCGAGATATTTTGCAACGTACCTTACGACAAGACTAAGTTTCTCAAGTTCAAAGACGTAGCCCATATCGTAGGAATCCTGGCCGATATGCTCAACAGCAAGCCCGATTTAGTAAAGTCCTTTAAGATTGGAGAGACTGAGTTCGGCTTCATACCTGACTTAGAAGATATGTCATTTGGAGAGTATGTGGACCTTGATACAAGCATCGGGGATTGGGATAAAATGCACACTGCTATGGCTGTCCTTTACAGGCCTATCGTTCAAAAGTATGGAGGTAAATATAGAGTTGCTGAATATGAGCCTGAGTTATATGAGGAGGCTATGAAGCACGCACCTATGGACGCTGTTATTAGCTCCCTGGTTTTTTTTTACAATTTAGGGATAGAATTGTCGACAGCTATGATGAATTATTTGCACAAGACGGAGGAGACGGCCTTAGCTCAGAATCTACCTTTGGAAGAAAGTGGGGTTGGTATCAGTCAATTTATGCACTCGCTGGAGGAGACATTACAAGGTTTGATGATATCACCTCCCAAGGACTCCACAAGTGCCTGACAATGCTGGCTTTTGAAAAAGAGAAAACAGACTTAGAGAATATAAGAATGAAAAGTAAATTTAAACAATGAGTATCGCAGGCCCACAGGCGTTCTACAACACGCTCGACAAGATAAAGGACCAGCTCCTGGCTGACCCCAACGTCAATACAGTTACCACAGGGGACCTAACAGAAGTCGACCTAGACAAGATTTCTATATTCCCTCTATCACACATCATAGTGAATAACGCACAGCTACAAGGTAACACAATCCTTTTTAACGTATCAATCCTGGCTATGGACGTTGTATGGCAAACCAAGCAAACGACTGCTGAGGGCGATATAGACTCGACCTTTGTAGGGCACGATAACGAGCAAGATGTTCTCAACTCACAGCTGGCCGTACTTAACAAGCTCAACGAGGTCCTACGCAGAGGTCAGTTGTTTACAGACCAGTTTCAATTAGAGGGGGTGCCAAGCTGCGAGCCGTTCTATGACAGATTCGAGAACAAGCTGGCTGGCTGGACCCTGACTGCTAATATATTAGTTACAAACGATATAAGCATATGTTAGACCACCTGAAAGAGTCATTAGAGACGTTTAGAGACGTTGTAATAGCTGAAGCTAAGGCCAACCTTAAGAGGCAAGGTAAAGTTAGCTCTGGGGGCCTCTATGACGGCATAGTAGGTCAAGAGGTAGTCGTTTACCCCTCGGGTGCATTAGAGTTTGAAATTACGATGCCTCTGTATGGCTTCTTTGTAGACAAAGGAGTATCGGGTACAGAAAAAAAATATGACACNCCNTACAGCTANAAGGACAAGATGCCTCCACCCAGTAAGCTCGACAAGTGGATTGTCAGAAAGGGTATAGGCCGTAAGGGTAAAGGAAAGGGTAAATTTACGTCAAGAAAGTCGCTGCAGTTCTTGATCGCTCGCAGCATATTTCGCAAGGGTTTCAAGCCATCATTATTCTTTACTAAGCCGTTTGAAAAACATTACAAGAAGCTGCCTACTGAGCTGGCTAAAGCATATGGCCTGGACGTGGCAGAGTTTATGAGATTACAATTTATACAAGCAAAACAACGAGCGTAATGCAAAAGATTAACGTAAGAAGCCCATTCTATAAGAAAACACAGGACAGCAGTTTGGCAAGTGCTACAATGGAGTTGTATATCTACACAGGTGTACTCTCAACAGACAAACCTGCTTCTCCGCAGTACACAATAACTAAAAACACAATAGACTCGAATACTTATGTGGTTTTTGAGATTAGCGAACTCGTAAGGGATTATCTTGAAATAGAATTTGATGGGGAGTATAATAGCCAAACAGTATGGGTTGTAGCTGACATAAACCAATATCCTTTAGCTGATGGAGGGGGTACTCTTATAGACACTGATAACGAAAACTATATAGCGTTCGATGGTTATGGATATTTTCACGAGGGTACAAATCCTGAGCTTTCAAGAGGGTTATTAATGTCAAACAATACTATATTCAGACTAAACGATAGCAATGTAAGAATCCCTGTATATACAGAGGATACTAATAGCGTATCATTTTTCTATCAAGGTGTTGAGAAACGAACTATCTCAATAAGCAGCTCTACAAACACAAACGCACAGATAGACTACGTTACAGTTAGTGGCTCTGATAATACCGATACTTATGAAGAACGAGTTTTAGCAGATGGTGGTACACTTGAAACATCAAGCTGTTTAACAGACTTCCTCAACCAATTAGACATAGGACTTGTAGATGAGGTTTACATAGCAACAGACGATAACGTAGAGGTAGTAAAGATATTAAGCACAGAGGAATGTAAATACGAACCCTACAAAGTAACATTTGTAAATAAGTTTGGAGCTTTGCAAGACTTGTGGTTTTTCAAGAAGTCAGTAGAATCTACCAACGTAACCTCTGAGCAGTTTAAGGCATCTATATTTGACCAATCTACT